AATATGGCCTTTATGTTCACTGGGTGCTCTAGCCTAACAACTCTTGACGTAAGCGGGTTCAACACCGCCCTTGTTACTAGTATGTATTTTACGTTCTATAACTGCTCTGGATTAACAACTCTTGACGTTAGTAGCTTCGACACTTCTTCTGTTATTGATATGCATTCTATGTTCTATAACTGCTCTGGAGTAACAACTCTTGATCTCAGTAGTTTCAACACTTCTTCTGTTGTTGATATGGCTTATATGTTCACAAGCTGCTTTGGATTAACAACTCTTGATCTCAGTAGTTTCAACACTTCTTCTGTTGCTACTATGGCCTATATGTTCTATAACTGCCTTGGAGTAACAGACATCATCGGTGTTGATACATTCGACATCGGCGGGCTCAACAGCACTAACGATCTTGACAACTTTGCAACCGGCGTCACCCTACCAACCGCACGCTACGACGCACTGCTGCTTGCTTGGGAGGCGCAAGACCCCTTCGATGGTATGGCTCCCAACTTTGGTAGCTCCACATACACAGGCGGTGGTGCTGTTGCTGCGGCCCGCGCAAGCCTTATCTCTCGCGACAGTTGGACAATTACCGATGGAGGTGTCGCGTAATGGCTATATTAACACAAGCATCAGGATATTACATCATCGACAACCATGCCATTGAGGTCCTCCCTGGTCAGGTGGTGTCCTACCGTGACACTGCTCCGGTTACGGTGTGCAACGACCGTGCTAACCTTATCGCTCAGTATCGGATACAGTTCCCTGAGCAGGCGAACCGACAGTTCCCACAGGAAGAAGGCGAGTGATTGACCTAGTAATCTACGCCGCCAACAAGGCCACTCTGCGCACGTTCGCTGTTGCTCGTGGTCTACTGGAAGATCGTGCGCCTGTTCCGCCCGGCGGATGTGCTGGCGTGGCTCACAGCTAACAGTCTCTCTGGCCATGAATGGGCCGGTGGCAACTTCTACTGACAAAGAAAGAATTTAATGCTTTTAGGCGGGCAACCTCTTGCAGCCGTGCCGCTGGCTGCGTCACCGCGCATATATGATGCTCTGACGGCATCGGGCGCCATCACGCTACCCGCGCTGACAATATCCGGTGCAGCCTCGCGCGGCCTGGACGCCACCGGGGCCATCACGTTGCCGGCACTGACAATATCCGGTGCAGCCTCGCGCGGTCTTGATGCAACCGGCGCGATTGTCCTGGGTGCGATCACGATTAGCGGCAGCGCTACGTTGGGTATTATAGGCCGCACGGTCTATGCTGGGGCATCAGTGACAACCAGCACTCTCACTACAACCGGCCCAAATCAGACAGCGGATGAGGAATAAAATGGCGACGTTTCACATCAAGGAAGATGACGATTCTCCGACCATTGCGACCACGCTCAAGGATGCGGCTGGCACGGTCATCAATCTGACCAATGCAACGGTCACGATCCGCGCCAAGCGGATCGGCAGCACGACGCGGGTGATCGACGGCGAAAGCGTGACGGTATCCAGCGCGACCGGCGGCGCGGTGCAATACCAACTCAGCACCACCGAGACGGCCACGCATGGCGTCTATCGGCTGGAGTGGGACGTCACCTATAGCGGCGGGCGCGTCGAGACCTTCCCGAATGAAGGATATGATATCATGCAGATCGAGAAGGCGCTTTGATGCGGCTTTGGGACTATCGCGCCAACCGGCGAACCATCGCGCCTGCGGTCGAGCCGATCACGATCCGCGAACTCAAGCAGCACCTGCGCATCGAGGACGATGGCGAGGACGAATACCTGGCCGTGCTGATCCAAGAATGCACGCAGGAACTGGAGGACGTGACCGGTCTGGCGCTGATTACGCAGACCTGGCAACTGACGCTTGATCGCTGGCCAACGCGCGGACGCGAGCCGTGGTGGGATGGCGTGCGCCAGGGCAGCATCGCCGAATTACATGGGCCAGCCAACGCAACCGACGTGCGCCTGCCGCGCTATCCGCTGGCTTCGATCACGTCATGCACGGTCTACGATGAGGACGGCACCAGTACGGCAGTCACGGTTGGCAGCACGTTTGACGTGGACACGGCAAGCCTGCCGGGGCGACTGACGCTGCAAGTCGGCGCGACCTGGCCGGTTGCCTTGCGAGCCAACAACGCCATCGAGATCGTCTACGTGGCCGGCTATGGCGCAGAGCCTGACGACGTGCCAGCGCCGATCCGGCGCGCGATCCGGCAGCTTGCAGCGTTCGCGTATGAGCATCGCGGCGACGGTTGCACGCCAGCCGATGCTTATGTTGGCAGCGGCGTTGATAAGCTAATCCGGCGCTATGAGGTGCTGGAAGTCTGATGGCGCATCCGTCTTATACGGCGGATATTTCGGCGTCTTTTAGCATCATTCTCAACAGCGGCGCTCCGCCTACGCGCGCAGGGATTCCGCAGGAGAATTAACCCATGAAATGCTGCGATATGAATGCCGGCATGTTGCGGACGCCCGTAACATTCCAGCGACGAACCCGCGTGGCCGATGGCGCAGGCGGCGCGACTGAGACATGGGCCACGATTAGCGGCGCTGCGGCGCGGGCCTATTACAAGGCGCTGTCTGGCTATGAGCGGTTTCTGAGCAACCGCGTCGAGGCGCGAACAAGCGCTCGGATCGTGGTGCGGTACTTCTCGGGCCTTCGCGAAGGCGACCGGGTGCTGATCGACAGCGAGGCGCACAATATCACGTTCATTAACAATCTGGAGCGGCGCAACCGCTGGCTGGAGATCGATATACAGGGCGGGGAGGCAAGCTGATGGTGATGGTCAAGCCGAGCATCGAAGGGCTGGCGCAGATGCGCGCCGCACTTGCCAGCCGGCAGAAAGAATTGGATGCGGGTATCCATGAGGCGGTCACGAAAACCGGCCTATGGCTGCACGGCGATATTATCAAGCGCTATCAGCGCGGGCCGGCGTCTGGTCGAGTTTATACCAAATACAGCCCGCGGCGGCGACATCAAGCTAGCGCACCAGGGCAGGCGCCGCAGACTGACACGGGCCGGCTTGCGGGCGGAATGACGTTCCGGCAACTGCCCGATGGCGTTGAGATTGTGAACCGTGTGAAATATGCGCGGGCGCTGGAATATGGCCACAAATACAGAACCGGCCAACGCATCTTGCCCAGGCCAGCATGGCGACCGGCGCGCTATAAAGCGGAGCAGCTACTAGATCGCCTCATTCTTGACGTTATCAATCGGTTTACGCGATGAGGCCGGCAGAGATACAGCAGGCCGTTTATGACGCCGTGAACGTGTCAGCGGTTACAACGCTTCTGACCAGCGCCAGCACAGAAACGCCGATCTGGACGCTAGGTGCGCCGCAAGTGGTCGATGCCGAGGCGGCTGGCAATTTTCCTTATATCACGCTCGCCTTCCTGACTGACGATGGCTTTACGACCAAAGACGACGCCGGCAGCGAGGCGTTGATTCAAGTCGATGTGTGGCACCGGACGCCAAGCGAACTCGCTCTCAAGGCTATCGCGCGCCAAGTCTTTCTGGCGCTGCATCGCGTGACGCTGGGCGGGCTGACCGGCCATGTTACGACCGAATGCACCGATATGGAGTTTATGACCGAGGACGACGGCATTACCCGCCGCGCCATGGTCGAGTTTCGGGTGGTTAGCCTCGGCTAACGCTCCAACGACCGCGAACGCGGCACAGATCAACCGGCAATCTCGAAAGGATCAAATAGATGGCCGCAGCAGCAGGGCGCAATATGCGCGTCCAGTACAAAGCCACGGCGTCCGCGGCCTATGCCGACATGGCGGGCGCGCGTACCGATGGCTTCACGATCAGCAATGAACACATTGACATCACCGACAAGGACGATTCCGGCATTGTCACCTATCTGGACGACATTGGCCGCAAATCGTTTGAGATGACGGTTGAAGGCGTGCTGACCACCGGAACTTTCCTGGGCCTGGCCGCAAATGCCGGCGTCTCGGCGGCAACGCACCTGTTCGCTTTTGACGTGCAATCTCTCGGCACAATTGCCGGATCGTTTGTCATCAACTCGTTTGAGGGCAGCGGCGCGGATGGCGCAGAAGCGGCAACCTTCTCGATGACGGTTGCCTCCAGTGGCGCAGTGACGTGGACAACAACCTAGTTCCACGTCGCCGGTGATCGGGCGGGCGTATCATGCGCCCGCCTTTTTTCTATTGAGGGGTGCCCCTCAGAAAGCAGAGGCTCAAAATGGCTGGCGTATTCCGCGAGATCGAGATTGCCTACCAGGGCGAAACCTATTTCATCACGCCATCGGTGCGGATGCTTCGACGCATCGAGGGCGACGGTGATATCAACCTGCTGGGCGTGATTCACAAGGTCGGCACGCAAGCCGAATCCGGCGCGCTGCCCATCTTCGACCTGGCGACCATCGCCTGCGGCTTTCTGCGGGAGGCCGGCGCGAAGGTGAGCGAAGATGACGTGTACGGCGAGATGATGCACGACCTTTCGCACAACGAGGCGCGTTGGATCATTTCGTTCTGCGAAACGCTGGTAACGGCGATCAGCCCACCGGA